CTCATCTATAACCACATTTAATATATTACCAGAAGGGACTAAAACCACGAAGCCATGCCACGTAAATACATGAACGTCAAGCAGTTACAAACGCACGAAGAGCTCAAAACAGCCTACCAGGTCGACGAAAATTTTGACCCAGGCGCTCGCGTCCAGCTGGAAATTTTAGCCTGCGCACTCGAGGAGCTGCGCGACCTCCAGACCTACGTCAACAAGCACGGCACGACGTACGAGGTCGTCGGCAAGAGCGGCGACATCTACAGCAAGCACAGGCCCGAGCACCAGCAGCTCACGGAGGCCCGCCAGCGCGTCGCTCAGCTCGCTCGAGCTCTGGCCAGCAAGGTCCCAGACAAGGCGCTCACCATCGACGACTTGCTCGCATGACGCTCCAGGACGGCGACTACTTTGACGACGAGGCAGCGGACCGCGCTGTCCGCTTCATCGAGACGCTCTGCAGCTTCACCCAAGGCAAGCGCGGGCCCTTCATCCTGGAGGACTTCCAGCGCGACGACATCATCCGCCCGCTCTTCGGCTGGAAGAGGGCCGACGGCGCGCGCAAGTTCAGGACCTGCTACATCGAGCTCCCACGCAAAAACGGGAAGAGCAACCTGGCCGCAGCCATCGCTCTCCTGCTGCTCTTGGGCGACCAGGAGGCAGGCGCTCAAATCGTCAGCGCAGCAGGCTCCCGTGACCAGGCGCGCATCGTCTTCAGCATCGCTCGCGACATGGTCCAAGCCAACCCTCACCTCAGCGGCGCGTGCAAGCTCCTGCGCAACGAAATCCACCACAGCGGGAGCTTTTACAGGAGCATCAGCGCGGAGGCTGGGACAGCTCACGGCTTGAACCTGCACGGGCTCATCTTCGACGAGCTGCACGTCATGAAGACCGCCGAGCTGTGGGAGACCTTGACGACCTCGGTCGGAGCTCGTCGCCAGCCGCTGGTCGTGGCCATCACGACGGCGGGCCAAGACCCCAGCAGCATCTGCCGCCAGGTCCACGACTACGCCGCGCAAGTGCGCGACGGCATCGTCGCAGACCCGACCTTCCTGCCTGTCATCTACGCCGCCAGCTCAGAGGACGACTGGACCGACCCGAAGACCTGGGCCAAGGCCAACCCAGGGCTCGGCACCATCGTCAAGCGCGAGTACTTCGAGGAGCAGGTCCGCAAGGCTCAGAACACGCCCACCATGGTCAACACCTTCAAGCGCCTGCACCTGAACATCTGGACGAGCTCGACGTCGACCTGGCTGACCGACGAGGACGTCCAGAAGGGCGCCCACAAGCTGCCGCTGGAGCGGCTCAAGTCCGTCCCCTGCTGGGGCGGCTTGGACCTGGCCAGCACGCGCGACCTCACGGCCTTCGCTCTGGTCTGGAACTTGGACGGCAAGCTATACACGCTGGTGCACCAGTTCGTCAACGAGGAGACCGCCAGAGACGCCAAAATCAGCTTCGGCACGCCCTACCTGACCTGGGCCGACCAGGGCTTCATCACCATCACGCCAGGCAACGTCACCGACTTCGGAGTCGTGCGCGACTACATCATCCAAGCCGCCGAGGACTGGAACATCCAGAGCATCGCCTTCGACCGCAAATTCAGCCCCTACATCGTGCCAGAGCTCATCGCGGCAGGGCTGGAGCTCAAGCCCTTCGGGCAGGGCTTCCTGAGCATGAACGAGCCGACCAAGTGGCTCGAGATGGAGCTGGTGGCGGGCCGCGTGGTCCACGACGCCAACCCTGTCCTGCGCTGGCAGTTCAGCTGTGTCGTCATCGACCGAGACCCAGCGGACAACATCAAAGTGAGCAAGAACCGCGGCAAGGTCGGCCACAAGGTCGACGGCATCGTCGCGCTCATCATGGCCATCGGCATCAGCCTCGACGACGGCAAGGCGCCGCCGCCTCCTGACTTCACTCAAATCCTGAGCCTGTGAACCCTATTTTCAAGAGCGAGCGCGCCACCTTCGAGTCCTTCCTGGAGGTCTGGAAGTTTGAACTCAAAAACAGCAAGAGCGTGCGCGACGCATATGAGCGCGCAGAAGACCGCCACGAGAGCGTCTACACGCGCCGCCGCTTCGCCGAGTTTTCGAGCTTCGCCAGAGCTCGCCGCATCTACTTGGCAAGACGTCACCAGCGGCGCAGATGAGCCGCCGCATCTTGCGCCCATGCCCAACATCCTGCAGCGAGCTCTTGGCGCCTTGCGTGCGCGCGTCGCCTACACGGGAGGCCCTGACTTCTGGAACTCACCGCCCAGCCTCATCCACAAGGGAGGCCACAACGTAACCCCAGACACAGCGCTCCAGGTCTCGACAGCGTACGCCTGCATTAGGGCCATCGCGACGACCATGGCGTACATGCCGAAAGGCATCTTCGAGCAGAGCGAGGAGGGCAAGCAGCTCCAGGCTGCGCACCCAGTGCACGAGCTCATCAGCTCAGCGCCCAACAGCTACGAAACCGCGTTCCAATTTTGGGCGCGACTCTTCACCAGCTCGCTCTGCTACGGGCGCGGCGTCGCACTCATCGACCGCGACAGCTTCACAGGCTATCCCAAGGCCATGCACGTCGTGCATCCGCGCCAGATGCGCATGCTCGACATGGACGGCGCCATGCTGGTCGAAATCGACGGCAAGACCTACAGCTGGAACGACGTCCTCGTCGTCAGCGAGCTGCAGGGCCGCAGCCCAATCGACCTGCACCGCGACAACCTGAACCTCGCCAAGGACGTCGAGAACTACGGCAGCGAGTTCTTCGAGGGCGGCCACCTGCTCGGCGTACTGAGTGCCGACGGACCGCTCACCAACGACCAGCTCAGGGACCTGCAGAGAGCCTGGAACACGACCGAGAAGCGAGGCACGAAAATCCTGCCGCAGGGCATGAAGTACCAGAGCATCAGCCTCCCGCCTGAGCAGACCAGCTTCCTGTCGACTCGGCGCTACCAGGACGAGACCATCTGCACCATCTTCGGCGTACCGCCCAACGTCGTCGGAGTCAGCACCAAGGAGACCAAGGCGAACAGCGAAGAGCAGGGCCGCAACTTCGTGCGCATGACCCTGCTGCCCAGGGCGGTCCAGCTTGAGCAGGAAATCGCCCGCAAGCTGCTCCCAGCTCTGGAGCGCGGGCAGCTTACCTGCAGCATCGACCTGCGCGAGCTTCAGCGCGGCGACACAGCTGCGCGCTCGCAGTACCTCAGCACGCTGCTCCGCGACGGCGTCATCACGCGCAACGAAGCTCGCCGCGCCGAGGGCTTCAACCAGCGCCAAGAGCCAGGAGCCGACCAGCTACTGGTCCAGGTCAACAACATCGCGCTCGACCGCATCGACGACTACAGCGCGAAAATCAGCGAATCGAATGCTTAGAAAATCAAAGAAAATGCAGACCAATGACGCCAACATGGACCAGCACGACGAGCTGGCTGCCATGGCTGACGGAGCCGCTAAGCGAGCTGGTGAACTACACCACGAGCCAGAGCTGCGCACCATGACCGCCGACGTCGAGCTGCGTGCTGCCACTGACCCCGAGGTCAGCCCTGGCACGCTGAGCGGCTACGCCTTCCTCTGGGACGTACCGACGCGCCTGTCAAACTTCAGCGAAGTCGTCGAGCGCTCAGCCCTGGACGGAGTCCTGGAGCGCAGCGACGTCCGCGCCCTCATGAACCACGACGCCAACCACGTCCTCGGACGCATGCCCAACACGCTCACGCTCACGCCCGACGAGAAGGGACTGCGCTACGAGGTCGAGCTGCCCAACACACAGACGGGCCGCGACCTGGCCGTCCTGGCCAAGCGCGGAGACATCAGCCAGAGCTCGTACGCCTTCCGCGTGGGAGCCGACGGGCAGCGCTGGGACGAGGACACGCGCACGCGCCGCATCACGCGCTTCGCTGACCTCCTGGACGTCTCCGTCGTCACATACCCAGCGCAGCCTCTGACCGAGGCCAGCGTCCGCACGTCCTTCGTGCCTCCAGCACAGGAGGCCGCTGTCGAGCCCTCAGAGGCTCCAGAACCGACTCAAGAGGCCCCAGCTATAGCAGAGGCCCAGAGAACTCAAGAAAACCCCGCAGAGGCGCCCAAAACAGCCGACGCATCAAAATCCAATTTCATCCCCTACGTCATGCAAAACAGCAACGACTTCAAGGCCCAACGCTCCCACAAGATGGCAGAGCTCGCTGGCCTTACCGAGGGCGCCACTTCTGAAGGGCGTGCTCTGACAGAACAAGACGCCCAGCGCGTCGACCAACTCAACGAGGCCATCGCGGACCTCGACGCGAAAATCGCCCGCGCTGAGGCGACTGAGCAGAACCTCAAGCGCATGGCTCAGATGAGCGCAGGCGCCGCCTCCTCTTCTGAGGCCAAGGCCCAGGACAAGGTCGCGCAGCGCTTCAGCATCAGCAAGGCCATCATGGAGGCCACCAAGGGCAACCTCACAGGCCTCGAGGCTGAGATGAGCCAAGAGGGAGCCAAGCAGCTCCGCGACGCTGGTCGTCCAGCTGAGGGCGTGCTGCAAATCCCTGGCTTCATCAACACGCGCGCCACGTCCACGACAGGCGGGACGAACATGCCAGGCGAGTCCATGACCAACCTGCTCGAGGGCCTCGTCCCTGACCCAGTGGTCCAGCGCCTCGGCGCCAACGTCCTCCAGGGCTTGGCTGGTGACATCGTGCTCCCAACCTTGGGCAACGACTACACCATCGACACAGGCGAGACCGACACCTTGGGCAGCGGCGCAGCCATCGGAGGCCGCAAGCTGACAGCTCAGCGCATCGGCTCCCGCATCGACATCAGCAACGCCCTGCTTTCGCAGATGAACGCGAGCGTGGATGCGGTCGTCGCGTCGCAGTTCGCCAAGGCTACAGCCGCCAAGGTCGACAAGCTCTTCATCCAGGACGTCATCGCCAACTGCTCGTTCGTCGCTCGCGCTGACACTCCTGCCGCTTCTGTGGCTGGTATGGACGCTGGCACAGCTGCAGCCTTGCACGCTGCCGTCGGAGACGCAGGCAGCAGCTTGACGCGCCCTGGCTACATCAGCAGCCACGGAGCTCTGGCATACGCCAAGCACACCGCAGTCGTCAGCGGCGGAGCCATCCCCGTCATGGTCGACGGGCAAATCCTCGGCTTCCCAGCCTTGGCCACTTCTGAGTGCTCTGCTGGTCTCCTCACCGACACTGCGCACGACACCTTCGCCGAAGTTTATTCAACCACCGACACCGACGCCATCAGCAACGAGGCGAGCCTGGTGCCCATGTTGTTCGCTGACTTCTCTGACGTCTTCGTGGCCTACTGGGGAGGAGGCGCCACCGACCTCATCATCGACCCATTCACGAGCGGAGCGGCTGGCATTACGCGCATGATTGTGAACGCATACGCCGACGCAAAAGTGGCACACACTGGCGCGGCCAAGTGGTCCGTCGGAGCGTAAAATCTGAACCCGAAATCGGTCCAATTTTGGGCTCATTTTGGAGCTGAAAAATGCAGAGCGGGAGGGCTGGGCGTGCTCAGTTCTCCCGCAATGCTAAAAAACTGAGCATCGCCTCAGACGCATTTTAAGGGCCCTTCCTGCCACTTTCGTCCCTGGCTGGTATGGTACCATCAAAAACTCGAGAACGTCCTTTCGGTTGATAATCAACAAGTTACAAGCCGATACTAAAAACGACCGAGAAAACCAACAAAACAGGGACAAACCTGAAAACGCACCGCAGACATGAGCACCCAGCAGCGCCTCGAATTTTACCCAGTGCGGCAGGCCCAAGTGACCCCGACTGGCTTGCTCAGTTTGGCCGACGCCAAGGCTCACCTCAAGGTCGAGCACAGCGACGAGGACGACCTCATCACGGCGCTCATCGAGACGGCCCTCGACACCATCGAGAACATGACGGGCCAGCTCCTCGGCTCGACCGAGTGCCACCTCTTGGCGGACGCATGGCACTCGCAGGCGTTCACCTTTGGACCCATCACTCGCCTCGACTCGGTCAAATACTTTGACGAGACCAACACGCTCGTCGAGCTCAACGCGACCCACTACTGGGCAGACATTCAGAGCACGCCCGCGCGCATCACCTTCAGCGCTCCGCCGAGCGTCTACACCGACAGGCACCAGGCCATCCGCATCGAGTGCGTCGCGGGCCACTCATCGCTGCCGAAGCCACTGCGCCAGGCGGCGCTCTTGCTCGTGGGCCACTACTACGAGCACAGGCAGCTCACCAGCTCGCTCAAGGTCAACGACGTCCCCATGGCGGTCGAGTTCTTGGTCAACCCCTTCAGGCTCTTCCCATGAACATCGGACGACTGGACCGCCGCATCACACTCCAGAGCCTCAGCGTGACCCGAGACGAGTGGAACCACCCGACGGAGGCCTGGACGGACCTGGCTACCATCTGGGCCACCAAGACGCCACGCCGCGCCCTGGAGCCGACTGAGGAGAAGCAGGTCGTGGCGCTCAACGTCGTCGACTGGTACATCCGCCACCGCACCGACGTCACCGCCGACATGCGTCTCAAGGACGCCGACGACAACGTCTTCGACATCGTGGCCGTCCAGGAAGTGGGCCGCAAGGAGGGCCTCAAAATCACAACCGAGCGCAGGGCATAAGATGGCAGAGCTCAACAGCAGCAAGAGCGGCATCGTCATCGACGAGAAGCGACTCAAGAAACTGCGCAAGACCATCCGCACGCTGCCCGAGAAGGTCGCCAAGCGGCGCGTCCTGGTGGGCCTCACGCGAGCGCTCAAGCTCACGCGCGACGCAGCCAAGGCTGACGTCCCTGTGGTCAGCGGAGCGCTGCGCAAGTCGCTGCACGTCGTGCGTGGGCGCAGGTCCACAGAGACGAGCCCCTACGTCGTCCTTCGCATCAACCCCAAGACCGAGGTCAGCTACACCGACGGCAGCGGCGTCCAGGTCACACGAGTCCCCAGGACATACTACCACGTCCTTGCCTACGGCACCAAGGGCGGCGTCAAGACCACCAAGAAAGGCGGCTTCGTCTTCAACGCCTACGACGACGACGGGCGCATCATCCGCGTCAAGAAAATCGACCAGCCCCAGCTCCAAGGCAACGACTACATCGGCGACGCCTGGGACCGCACCAAGACGGAGGTCCGCAATCGCACGCTCGACTTCATCATCGACGCCATCGAAGAGCACAAACGCAAAAACGGCATTCCATGATACACCTCATCATCAAGCGCCTCAAGCTCACCAGCGACGTCACGGACATCACCACAGCCGACCGCATCTTCCCGCTCATCAGGCTGCAGGGCAGCCAGGTCCCTGCGGTCGTCGTCCAGCTGGTGGGAGGCACACCGACAGAGGCCAAGGACGAGACGAGCCAGGTCGACGACAACCTTGTCGAAATCACTGCCCTCGCCACCGACCCAGCCACAGCCTGGACACTGAGCGAAGCAGTGCGCTCAAGCATCGACGGCTACAGCTCGGGCTACCTCGCCGAAGTCCGCTTCCAGAACCACGCCAGCGACATCTTCGAGAGCACCGACCTCTTCAGCATCACGGCGCGCTACCTGGTGCGACACAAGCGAGACGGCACGCAGCTCGTCAGCTCGCAGGCTGGGCTGGGCTACGACGTGAGCTTCCGCAGCTCCATCGCGCACAAGGTCAACACCATCACGGCACAGGCTGGCACCGAGACCACCATGCTCACAGACGGCAAGGAGAGCATCGTCTTCATCGACTACGGCATCGGAGGCGGCAACGGCATCTACAAAATCTATCTACCTCCTGTCGCATCGAGCGACGGGCGCGTCATCCGCTTCGCTTCGGGCAGCACCATCAGCAACCAGAAGCGCATCGACATCTACCCAGCAAAAGCCGACACGGGCGTCACCATCGACGGCGACAGCTTCCACGAGCTGAGCCGCAGTTACGACGGCGTCATGGTCATCGCTCACAGCGGCAGCTGGTACATCATTCAGAGGAAATCTAAATAATTCCAAACCATGGAGAACATCATCCAAGCACTGACCGAAAACTGGGCCGAAGCCCTGGTCCTCTTCCTTGTCTTCGTCAAGGGCATCCTCAACCTCATCCCGACGCAGCAGCCTGTCGTCCTGTTCAGCTTCATCGACTGGCTCATCGACTACATCGTGCCCAATCGCCTCGAGAAAGCACAGAAACGGGCCAAGAAATGACTCGCGCGCTCGCGGTCATGCTCCCAGTCCACAAGAGGGAGAAAGTCGCTCAAATCGCCGCAAATGGCCTCGAGCGCATCCTGGGCGAGCTCCAGGAGGCTGGCATCGAGAGCCGCGTGCTGGTCGTGGGGAACGAGGACTGGGCGCAAAAGATGGCCCAGAGCAAGGGCTGGAGCTACCTGCGGCAGAACAACGCGAGCGTCGGCTCCAAGTTTGACGCAGGAGCGCGCTACATCGTCGACAAGTGGGGCCAGTGGGCCACCCACTTCATGGAGTTCTGCAGCGACAACATCCTCAGCACGGACTTCACGGAGCTCGTCAAGGCCAGCATCTTCGAGAACAAGGACCACAGCGTCACCACCAACGCCTTTTACATCCTGAACAGCGAGACGCAGGAGGTCAGGCTCTTCCACCTGGGAGTCGGCACCAACGTCGGGCGCGTGACCAAGATGAGCGTCGTGCGGGCCATGCGCAACCGAGGCGACGGCAAGCTCTTCTGCCACGGCATCAAGCGCGGCCTCGACCGCAGCTTCCGCGTGAGGATGCAGAAGGTCACCGCTCGACGCCCTCGACTGCACGACATTGCAGTGCCCTATATCATCGACGTCAAGGACCGCGACAGCATGCACGGCTGGCACCGCTTCGCCTCCAAGCCTGAGCAGTTCCCGCTCGTCGAGATTGAAGGCAATTTCCCAGAACTCCACCAACTCCTCAACCTATGGCAACCACAGGCAAAATCCGAAGCAACGCCATCAACGTCTACGTCAGCACCCTCACGGGCGACAGCATCGACGCAGACGCCACCGACGACACCTTCGACATCATCGCCAGCTCAACCAGCGGCACCTTCAGCGGAGAGCTCGAAACGCTCGACGCCACAACCAAAGACAACGACGGCGCGCGCAGCATCCTCGTCTCCGCAATCAACTGGAGCATCAGCTGCGAAGGCCTCGTCCACTTCGGCGACGACACCGACAAGCTCCGACCCACCGAGCTCTTCGACATCTGGAACAACAAGACCCAGGTCCGCGTCGCGTGGTCGACAGGCGTCACAGGCGACACTTTCTACTACGGCAACGGCTACATCACCAGCTACGAAGAAAGCGCAGGACTCAACGAAATCGCCAGCTTCAGCATCACCATCGAAGGCGACGGCGGCATCGAAAAAGCGACCATCGACACAGGCGCGACCTTCAACAACACGCAATACGTCAGCTAAGAAAAAGCGACGAAAATGAGCGCGAACCCATACCGCGGCGAGATACGGCTGGCACTCCCCTCTGGGGAGCTGCTGGCCGTAATCGACGCCAACGCCCTCCGCCTCCTCATGGAGGAGCTCAACGAGCACGACCTGGACAAGAGCCTCAAGGAGCTGCAGACCCACGCCTTGGACCGCATCCCGCGGCTCCTATTTCACGGCGTGCGCTCGCGCATCTTCCTGACAGGAGCAGACGAGGAGCCGCCCAAGTGGGAGGCCTTTGCTGCGCAGGTCGGGCAGCTGGACTTCACCGACCTCATCGAGCGCGTCGGCCATGCCCTCAGCTTGGGCGACGACGAGGAGCAAAAAAAAACGGAGAGCAAGGGCACCGAAGCCTGAGCTGGTCGCGCTTGTACCGCATCTGCCTGGAGGCTGGCGTCGACCCGCCCGCCTTCTGGACCTATACCATCGGCGAGCTCATGGCCATCCTCGGGCGCCAGGAGCGAGCTGACCGCGTGGCGTGGATGCACACGGGGAGCCTCATGGCTCTGCAGGCGAACATGCACCGCAGGAAGGGCGCCAAGGCGCTCACCTGGGAGGAGTTCAGCCCGCACGACTACACAGCCCCCAAGTACACGCCCACGCTGCCGACAGAGAAGCACCGAGAACAGGCCCAAAACTGGGCGCAACACATGTAAACCATGGCCAAGAGCTCGGTCGCTTTCAACGTCATATTCGGCGCCAAGACGGACAACCTCCAGAAGGCGCTCAAGACCATCGACGGACAACTCAACCGAAGCGCCAAGCGCTTCAAGTCCATCGGCGCCACCATGAGCCGCAACCTGACCGCGCCGCTCGGTCTCATCGGCGCCTCGAGCTTCAAGGTCGCCGCCGACTTCGAGGCCAGCATGAGCAAGGTCAAGGCCATCAGCGGAGCCACTTCTCAGGAGTTCAAAACGCTCGAAGCTGACGCCCGCCGACTGGGCAGCGCCACGCGCTTCTCAGCGACCGAGGTCAGCGGCCTTCAAACCGAGTACGCGAAGCTCGGGTTCAAGCCCGACGAAATCGTCAACGCCACAGAGGCGACGCTCGCCTTGGCTCAAGCCTCGGGCTCCGACCTGGGAGCTGCGGCAGAGGTCGCTGGTGCGACGCTGCGCGGCTTCGGTCTGGACGCCTCGGAGACGGGCCGCGTCACGGACGTCATGGCCTCGGCCTTCTCGAGCTCCGCCCTGGACCTCGACAGCTTCCGCGACTCGATGAAATTTGTGGCTCCTGTGGCGGCCTCAGCTGGCGTCAGCCTGGAGG